TGTAAAAGCAACACTGGAGAACCATCCATATTGGAGACCTGAAACAATAAAAGAATTTACTGATAGGACAAACAGTATTAGGAATGAACTTAAATCTGGCACACAAGCAATACGTTCCAATCCAGCATTTGCGCGTTCTTAAAATTATTTTATAAATAGTAACATATGGCATCCTCTTTCTCACTGTCAGACTATAATCAGACGCAGTCAACAAATGTGGCGCGCACTGGAGTTTATGCTGACATTGATAACGCCTTTACAGTACACCCAATCTATAATGACATACGTCCAATCAGTGACCTTGATGCAGTACGTCAAAGCATTAAAAATTTGCTATTAACCGAAACATACGACCGCCCCTTTCAACCAGAACTAAGTTCTGGCATACGCGAATTACTATTTGAAAACGCAAATGTTCTTACACAATATGAGCTGCAAAGAAAGATTGAGGACACTATTAAATCCTATGAGCCTAGGCTTAAAGACTTTACAGTTAGCGTAACCGATGACTCTGACAATAATGCATATCGTATAAGTGTATCATTTGAGGTATCATATAATCAAACAACAGAAATCGTAATCTACTTAACACGCATAAGATAATGGCTAATAATAACATACTTCCTGCACAATCCGTAAATGTTACAAACCTTGACTTTGCTGACATCAAGGATAGTTTAATTAGCTACTTTAAAGCTAATGATGGCGTGTTTAAAGATTGGGACTATACAGGCTCTGGCTTAAATATTCTCATGGATGTCTTAGCGCATAACACACACTATAATGCAGTGATTGCGCATATGGCAGTAAACGAAAGTTTTATTGATAGCGCTCAATTGCGACAAAATGTAGTATCTGCTGCAAAGCTTATTGGCTATACTCCGCGCAGCACAAGCGCACCCAAGGCAGTTGTTAATATTTTAATAACATCAAGTGACAATAGTCTTAATGAATACGTGATACCTGCAAATACTGCATTTAGCAGTAACTTTGCAATACCACGTCAAGCACAAAATTATACATTTGTAAATCTAACTGACATAATTTGTCGCCGCAATAATACGACTGGATTGCTTGAAGCAAAAAATGTTGAATTATATCAGGGATCAATACAAACACGACGCTCGCAAATTAATTCTAATCTTAGCAATAATGAATATATTATTGCAGACAAGAATATTGATACAAGCACGCTAAAGGTAAATGAGCAGCAAGCTGGGCGCACTGATATTTCTGAAGTCTATACTATTTTTTCCGATATCAATGATGTTAATGGTCTTACTCCAATCTATTTCCTTTATGAAAACTTTAATGGCAATTATGTAATAACATTTGGTAATGGTGTATTTGGCAAGAAGCCAGATAATCTAAACATCTTGGAATTGCAATATCTTATAAGCGATGGTGAGGCCGCAAACGGTGCAAACATATTTAAATATAGCGGCGTAAACTCTAATAACTCAATTTCCGCAATTACATTACAAACAGTGTCGGCCGCTGTTGGTGGCACAAGCAGTGAATCATTAAGCAGCATAAAGTATAATGCGCCATTACAATATGTTGCACAAAATCGAGCAGTAACTGCGGATGACTATAAGACACTATTGCGTAGTGCATTTGGCTTTAGAGCTGTTAGCGTATGGGGCGGCGAAGAAAACGATCCTCCACAATATGGTAAAGTGTTTGTATCTGTTAAGAAAAGCGCTGCAGATGATGATAGTGATTTAACCGTGCCTGAGCGTGCAGAAGTGTTACAATATTTAAGTGGTAAAAAAGTACTTGCTATTATGCCTGAACTTGTCAATCCTGAATATATTGAGCTGGTGCTGGATGTCTTATTTAAATATAATCCAAATCTTACCACATTAACCAAGACACAATTGGAAGGCATTGTTACAAATGGTATTATAACTTTTAGTGATACCGAATTGGAATCATTTGATGGCGTCTTTAGACATTCACAATTGACACGCGCTGTTGATGGTATTAGCCCTGCAATATTAAATTCACTTATACGCGTATATGTCTCTAAATCATTCGCATTAAGCGCGACACAAACAATTATACCACAGCCGCAATCAATTATTGTGCGCTATGGTACAGCTCTTACAATTGATGATGGCTTTAGTATAGTAAATTCTACGAGTTGGGTGGCTGGCGGCGTAACATACTATATGGGCGACAGTGCGCACCCAACAGACTCAAATTTAAGAATCCTTTATAGTTACACATTTGACAGTAATAACATTCAAAGATTAGGAGACGCTGATATTGGTACACTATCATTAAGTGATGGAGTGCTAACGGTTAAACCTTTGACGGTTGACGCTGATACGACAGTTACAATTGACCTTATACCACGTTCAAACGATATTGCACCCAAGCGTAATCAAGTTATACGCATCGGTACATCTCGTTTGAATGTATATGGAGAAGCTGATACAATTGCAACAGGTGGATCAAACCGAGCGATTGACTATAACACATTTAATAGAGACCGTTAAATATGGCACTAAGTATTGTAGATTCACGACCACATAACCTTGAGAGTGTACGTGCACCCTCGCTATTTCCATCTGCAATCGAAGAGAGCGCAAAGACTCTCATGGATTTTATTCAGGTTTATTATGATCATATTAACAGCGTTGGTCTGCCTTCATATGAAATAGCAAACATTACACGTGAAAAGGATATTGACCTTGTATCGGACAAATACCTATCGGAAATACAAGGTCTTATTGCGCGTAACATTCCAAATTCACGTGTCCTAGATAAAGTATCGCTATACAAAATCATATTGCAATATTATCGCACTCGTGGCAGTGAAGATAGTATACATACATTCTTTAAGATATTTTTTGATGAAGCGGTAAATATATTTTATCCAAAAGATTACCTATTTGACCTTTCTAGTGGAGGTGGAAGTTGGATTAATTTGGCAGAAGAAGAAAGATTGTCTGCATTAAGCGTGGTAAACACAAATCCAAATAAATCGCGTATAAGTATTACCTCAGACGTAGCAATTGCACCACCACACCCTGGCACGGTCGCACCATATACATTTATCTTTAGGAGCTACTCAAATACTGCATGGACACTTGACGGTCTTGCGCCAGCTTCTCAACCACGCGTAGTACGCAACGGCGCAGATAATCGTTGGGTTTATCTTTATGAAGCATATAGTCTTGAAATTGAAAGTGTGAATGACGCTGTATGGCCAGATGGCGCAGATTGGAGATCGTCATTTATAAGTAACCTTACATATAACGAGACTGCTGTTGCTGATCGTAATATACAGTATGATACTTTAACAATTACACCAATCGCATCTGGTACTGAGGATTTACCAACTCATGGTATTACAACAGAAGTTGGCGGCACAGCTTATATTACAAGTGAGGCGGGCACCGCAGATGCCTTTGCTATTGTAACCGAAGCGTCATTCCCAGCAACTAGAGTGATTGTAGAGCAAAATGTAGAATACCTTCATACCTTTATAGTAACCGCAATACCGGAATTTGCGTCGAGGATTAATGATGTGTTAAATCGCGTCCCATCAACGCTAGCAAATAACGCGATCGAAATTTATCGCGCATCTCGTTTAGATCCTACGGTTTGGGAACTCTTGCAAAGCTCAGCCGATGGAAAATATCTAATTTGGCAATACACAGATGCACGATCATTTCCATCAGATCGTTATAAGTTACATGACGGCGTATTTTGGCAAAAATATTCATATCAAATTAAGAGTTCTTTATCGCTTGATACATGGTCATATGATTACTTACGATTTGTACATCCATCAGGATTAAAACTATTTGCAGCTATATTACTTCAACTTGTTGCTCGCACGGGATGGCCTGAGCCCATTGACTATAGCGCACCACGCCCGCAACAAGATATATCATGGTTAAATTCATATCGCCCACCAGTTGCAGGCGCGCATACTCCTACATCTCAACCTGGATGGTTATCAGCTGCATTACGTATTTTCAATATACTTTCTGTAGCATCGCAAACAGATGAAGAACGAGCTGCACTGCAACGATTAGTTTATATATTTAAAAAATCATTCTATCAGGCGACAGCTGCATATGTTATTGAGGGTCAAAATGCATTTGCATCTAATGACAGCTCGCTTTCTTTATATTACACATATTTAAATTGGGCATACAGCGAATTGTTTCATGATGAAAATGTACAGGATGAAAATTATAGCGATGCCTCGTTAACGCTAAGATTTGATGGTCAAACATTAGCAGGCTATGAATATAGTGCAGTTGCTCCAAGAACAAATCCAAATGGCGCAACGCTCTACATTGAAAATGGAGTTAATGTTTTAGTAAACGAGAGTGGAGACTATACATTTGTAATAGAATCACTTGGTAATTAATATAAATACATACAATAATATATGTCAGATATACGCTTTTCACAATTAGCTACACTAACACAACCTGCAGTTGCGGATGATTATATTCCAATTGTTGACTTTAGTGATAAGGAAATGAGTGGTGCTGGTTCAAACAAAAGAATCTTGTTTGGAAACTTAGCTTCTAGCATTGTTGATGTATATGGCAAAAGCGGAACTGGTT